CAGCTACAGCCGGTTATAGAGGTGCAGCTACAGCCGGTTATAGAGGTGCAGCTACAGCCGGATATAGAGGTGCAGCTACAGCCGGTGATAGTGGTGCAGCTACAGCCGGTGATAGTGGTGCAGCTACAGCCGGATATAGAGGTGCAGCTACATCAAGAGGTTCTTCGGCATCGGGAGAAAGTGGTCTGTCTGTAGCTAGAGGTAATGGAGTGAAAGTAAAAGGTGGTATCGGTGCCGTTCTTGTGATTGCAGAAGAACATTCTAACAGCTATGAAATCAAGGATTGGTTGGCTGTTGTGGTGGATGGTGTGAATGTAAAGGCTGATACTTGGTATGAATTGAAGAATGGTGAATTAATGGAATGTAAGGACATAAAGGAGGAATAGTTATGAAAACGTGTAAAGGTTGTGCATATATGCTCAATGATAATCCTGATAAAGAAGATAAAAGGGCAATGTGTCACCATAAGAAATCACCTTGGGTTTTCACGATGGAAAAATGGGAGGCCTGTTGGCTTTACGCTGAAAAAGTTAATAAAGATAATTGGTTGGACTATAAAGAGGAGGAATAAAATGGGAAAGAAAACAATTACAAAAGAAGAATTGATAGAAATATCGAATAAGATGGCTATGGCATTGGTTTCTGAATTGAGTGATGATGAAAAGAATATTAATCCGGCTGATTTTGTTTGCGTGTTGGCCATTATGCACCGGACTTTGTTTGCTAACATAGAGGCGAAAGATGGGATTGAAAATGCGAGAAAAGAAACAGGATTCCTTGTTGAACTTGTGGAATTGACATTAGATCAAGGTGCATGGGATGAGGAAAATCAGTGTATGAAATAAAAACATAGGAGGAATCAATATGATGAAAACTTGGTTTGAATGCCGGATTCGTTGTGAAAAGGTGATGGCAGACGGGATGAGTAAAAAGGTGACTGAACCGTATTTGGTGGATGCACTCAGTTTCACAGAAGCGGAAGCGCGTATCATTGAACAGATGTTGCCGTATATCAGTGGAGAATTTACAGTGCGAGACATTAAGCGAGCGAGTTATTCAGAGGTTTTTTACACGGATGAAGAAGTAGCTGATAAGTGGTACAAAGGCCGGTTGGGATTTGTTACGCTTGACGAAAAGTCCGGAAAGGAAAAGATCACCTATACCAATGTGCTTGTACAGGCGTGTGATTTGCGCGATGCTGTGAAAAAGCTTGATGCAGGGATGAAGGGGAGCATGGCCGATTATGTCATTATGCTGATGCAAGAAACGGCAATAATGGACGTGTACGAATATGAACAGACGGAAGAACCGAACCAAGACGAAAACATCAAGAAAGGGTTGGAATCTCCCGTGATCAGTCAGTTTCTCGCGTCACTTCCGGACGGTTGCAGAACGGAAATTGTGGTGAGGGGAAAGACGTTGATTATTGATCGAACTGAAAAAGGAACGAAAGTAACTCCAAAGGAGAATAAAGAATAAAGCCGTGAGGCCTTCTGTGTGTTAATCATGATAATTAAAAATTTAAGGTTCAGACCGCCTTACGGGTTAGGGCGGTAATTTCACCCGATAGAGAGCTGAATGGTATGCTCTATGATATGCAAGTCGTTAAACTGATGAAATTCTGGGACGGTTGAAGGGTTCGATTCCCTTCTGGGTGGCTAGTGTTAGTTAATGATTGTTTAACCCAAAAGGTGAGGTTTTCACATCCTCTCTCCCTCTTGGCGAGCAATGGTTGCTGACGCTAAATAGGCAAAACATGGTGCAGTTCTGCCCGTCTGTGAAGATAGGCAGAACACTAGGGACGATAGGCCGCTGAATGGTATGCGGATTAAATCTGGACCGGTTGGGTGGTTCGATTCCATCCCGTCCCACGAAGCTTGTTTGCTTCAACTACAGTTTATTAAAAATTTAATGAAGGAGGCCGTATAATCCTGAAGCGTAGCGATGGCTGTTCCGTCTGCCAGGAAAAGCAAATGACGGAGTTCCGAAACTTGGCATAAAGGATGGTCGCTGTAACTAGGAAGCAGCCGGAGCAATCCGATAAAGTAACGCTGAATAATAGTCTTGTCTGCACCCGTGGGTGTAACTATCCGGAATAGGCGTGAGTGAAGACCATCCTTTATTACTTTAAAACGAAATATTATGAAAAAGGAAATTGAAATACCGAAAGGGTGCAGGAAGATTACCATCGAGGCAGAAGATGGAAAGATGATTGTTTCTTACGACATCCTTAATGAGCGTGAATATTATTGTAAGGAAACTAATGAAGTGGAAGAAGTGCCTTCTGTCGGGGACTTTGCTGTGTTTTGGAACGATTCGGGTCGGGATAGGGCTATAGTGTCGAATGTCGTGCTCGTTGGAGACACGGGATTTACTTCAAACGATGGGTATCATTACAAGAATGCCATCAAGTTCCGTAATTATGAACAATATCTAAAAGTGAGAGGTATATATGGCGAAGACGAACCTTAAAGATAAGCTTGACAGGGTGTTTTCGCAATACATCAGGCTCAGAGATATGATTGGGAATACACGTACCTTCCAGTGCATCAGTTGCGGAAAGATTAAGCCTATCAATCAGGCGGATTGTGGACACTATATCAATAGGCAACACATGGCGACACGTTACAGCGAAATGAACTGCAACGCACAATGCCGAAGCTGCAACCGATTCGATGAGGGGAATATGATGGGCTACCGGAGAAACCTTGTGTGGAGGCATGGAGAGAATAAGGTATTGCTGTTGGAATCCATGAAGTATGAAACAAGGAAGTACACGGAGTTTGAATATAAAGCGTTGATTGAACACTATAAGAAGGAAGTGAAACGGCTTCTGGAGGAAAAAGGACTTGACATATCATGTTTGACAAAGTAATCATCAAAGCACGCATAGATACGGCTGACATTGACACCATCGTACTCAGGAACTACTTGGAGCAATGTACGGAGGGCGACGAGCTGTTCTACAAGTCGACCGCCTATGCAAACTTTGATGGTTGTTTTATCGAAGTGAGAGGAAACACGCTGAAATGCAAGTGCTCTATAAACAAGCTGTATGAAAAGGAACAATCGGGAAAGCTGGACAACAGCAAGCCGATGACATTCCGAAATGCGGTACGTGTGATTCATTCGCTTTTGGCTAGGCTCTGTGTGAAGATTGAAAATGCTGTGGTGACTTATTATGAGGTAGGGGTTACGATGGTGATGCCTAGACCAGCCACGGAGTACATAGCACTGGCCGAGGAAGTAGGCGGAAGAATACTGTGGAACGATGCGAACTATCCGGTGGATCGTCAGAAAACTACCGAAAAAAGCAAATATTACCGAAAGGTATTGAAGATATACGACAAGACCTTTGAGGGCATGTCCAAAGGCCGGAAGGTATGCAAGAACGTGTTAAGGGTGGAGAGTATATACAGGCATCAATCCATACCGCTTGCAGAACTTATCAGCAACGAGACCATGAACAAGATAGGACGGGTGTTCTACAACGATTGGAGTGCAGCCCGATTCGTGAGGGATGTGGAGCCGTGCGGCGGCATGAAGATGAGCCAGATAGACAAGGCTCGTGAAATGCTGAGGCTAGGCATGGAACGATACCGGAAAAAGTACAAGACCATGTACCTGGAAGGAAAGATAACGAAGAAGCAATGGGAAACTATCAGGAACTTTGCAAGGTCGTGGCCATCTGAAAAGGACAATTACAAGGAAATCGAGAAGGAAGAGGAACGGGAGTTTATGGAAAAGCTATTGAAGCTGTATCAGGTAGGCTCTGTTACACCTTTTTCGAGAAAAAGATAACTGTTTGATAATCAAAAGATTAAGTAAAAGTAGAAAAGCACCATAAGGTGCGGAATTAAATGTTTGAAAATCAAATACTTAAATATATGAAGAGTGTGAATTTAACAGTTAACGGCAACTTGTCCTATACTGCCCGAAGGGTCAGTCCGGTAGGACTTCAAGGAGGGCAGTTATGAAACGTGCGTTTATATACTGGAAGACGAAAGACCGGGAACGGAAAGCGCAAATGAAAGCAGCCTTGGGAATCAAGGAAGTTTCCGTGAATGGAGAATCGGAATACAAGGGTGACTTGAAAGAGTTGGAGCCGTATATCAGCGAAGGTTTAATCAAGGTAAGAATGAAAGAATATGAAGAAGTACGAAGACCGAAAGTTTATATCAATACAAAGCAAAGTAAGCCCATCGACAGTAAAACGATTGGACGCAGTAGTAGAGCGAGGAAAGTTCGAAAGTAAATACGAACTGCTTCAATACCTCATTTCCGTATTCTTGAAGTTTGCAGACCCTGAGAATGAAGATGAAGACACGGAAGCGAAGGAGTTGGAAGAGTTTGCAAGGTTGTTTGATGGTTGGGACGATTATAGAAACAGAATTATCACAACGAAGCCGCAAGGGAATAGAAGTCTTAAACTGACGGAAATGATTTGCATCTACAGCGAAGTAGGAAAGAAAGGATATGTAGGCAAGAAGATAAGCTTTAATGCAGTAGAGACGAAAGTAACGGACAATGTGGGCAATGTATTGGATGTTGTACTAAAGAAGCTCTATCCTTCCATCTATGAGAAGTTGTTAAGTCTTACTGAGCAAGTGCAAGAGAGGAGCATAATCAAAACATTGGAGAAGTTGATGATGGAGTTGATGAAGGATGTGGACAGCGACACACTGGATAGAATCTTTGCTGAGAATAAGAATGAGATTGAGTACGGAAATGTACCGATGAAGAAACGAAAGAGAAGCATTGACGATGGCAAAGGATTATAACTACAGACGGATGATTCAGTCAGTACGATGGCAACGGCTGAGGAAGGAGAAGATAAAGATGAATCCTTTGTGCCAGGACTGCTTGGAAGTTGGCATATATACACCGGCTCAGGAAGTACATCACATTACACCATGTGAAACCGCACGAAGTGTTAGACAGATGGAAGAACTGATGTTCAGTCTTGGGAATCTCAGAAGCTTGTGCCATGATTGCCATGTGTTGACACATAAACGTCTTGCATCGCATTCCAAGGATGCACAACGGAAGAATACAGATGAGCGAAACAGAAGGTTCTTTGATAAGTTCTTCGGAGATTGAGGGGGCGGTATTTTTTTAAAGGGGGTGGTAACACTCAAATCCTCGCCCTTTCCCTTGAGAAAAATTTCTGAAAATAAATTGGGGGCTTGGGGGTGAATTTGGGGAAAATCGAGAAAATGAAAAAATAGGCATACTTAAAATATTTAACACAATGTCCAAAAAGAAAAAAGAATCGAAAGGAAAGGCTGATTCGGTACAAACACCGGAAAAGACTTTGGACGGATTGATCCGGACTTTACGACAGACGTTGACAAAGGAGAATCTGTACCGTCCGGAAATGGCGAGACAGGTGGAGTTGACTGCTTCAACGCTGATGGTGTTTCGGAAGGTGCGTGATGCTGTTATACAAGAATGCGAGAGCGTGACGATCAAGGAAACGAGCCGAGAAGGTGACGGGCGTATCAAAAACAATCCGATGTTTTTTCTTTATAAGGAAATGGCCGATTTGTTGCAGCGGAATTTGCGTGCGTTGAATATGAATAAAGAACTGACGAAGGGACGTGATGACAAGGTTAATGATGACGAAGCTGATCCTTTGGCATTGCTGATGAAAGAACAGAAAGAAGATGATTGAATCTGATGGAGGTAACGAGTAGAGAATATAAAGATGGTGTCGCGAAGGAGTTGGCCGCAGTTGACTTGGATAGCTACCAGCTTGATACGATAGACGGGCGGTTGCTCCGATATGTGTCGGGTGTGGTGGAGAATCCGGATGACCACAATTTGTACGAATTGCTGGCCGTGAAGAAGTTCCTTCGATTGATGCGTACTTATGTTTTCCGTGCCTCCAAGATAAAGAAGTTTGTGAAGCTGTATGAATCGCTGAAGTTTTCGGGGATGGACGGGAGGAAGTGCTACAAGCTGACACCGATTCAGTATTTCCAATTTGCTTCGATGCTTGGTTTCTACCGATGGGAAGATGTGGGCGATGCTGAGGGTGAACCGGACAAGGATGGAAAGACAAAGAAGGTGATGGACGGGAGACGGTATGAGTTGAGGCGGTTGGTGCGTGAGGCGATTCTGTTTGTGCCGCGTAAGTTTTCCAAGACTACTTCGACAGCTTCTTTGGCCGTGAATGAGTTTCTTTTCGGTGACATGAATGCTCAGGCTTATACGGCTGCAAACAGCTATAAACAGGCGAAGATTTGCTTCGGGGAAATATCGAAGATTATCAAGCAGCTTGACCCGAAGAAGAAATACTTCAAGGCTACACGTGAATTGCTTTCGTGGAGGGATAATAAGTTAGGAAAGGAAAGTTTCGTGGAGTGCTTGACGGGTGGTAGTGATTCTAAGGATGGTTTGAATGCTTCGCTTGGGATATTCGATGAGTATGCACAGGCTAAGTATGTGAAGGGTCATTCGGATGGTGCGGAGTTGTACCAGGTGATTGCGTCTTCGATGGGTGTGAGAAGGGAGCCGATGATGGTAATCATTACTACGGCATCGAGAGAGGAAGACGGGCCGTTTGCGCTGGAACTGGAAAATGCGAAGAAGGTGCTGCTTGGGGAGTATGAGGATGATGCGCAGTTTGCATCGCTGTTTATGCCGGATGCGTGGGAAATGGACGGGGATTCGTTGGGGAATCCGGATGTGTGGCGGAAGTGTAATCCGCACATCGGGATCACGGTGCAAGAAGGGTATTATTCGCAATGGTGGGCGAAGGCGCAACGAAGTGCGGAAACGATGTTGGAGTTCAAGACCAAGCTTCTGAATATATTCACTTCGGGCGGGGTGTCGCAATGGATTTCAAGGGCTTTGGCTCGATCCTTGCAATGTGACTTTGATATTAATGCGGTGAAAGGTCGTCCGGAATGTATGGTGGCGATGGACTTGTCGGTATGTGATGACTTTTCGGTGGTGGTGTATAATGTGTACAATAGGACACAGAAGAAGTTTTTTCTTTGGCTTGATTGCTATATACCTGATGAGGCTTTGAAGGAACATGCCAACAAGGAACTTTATAAAGTTTGGGTTGAAAACGGGTGGTTGAAGGTGTGTCCGGGTGCGGTAATCAGTCAGACGATGATTGTGGAGGATGTGTTGAGGCGAAACAGACAGGTAACGATATTGCAGATTGGATATGATGCTTATAAGGCTCAGGAGGTGATTAATGCCTTGAGTGCAGCTGTGGCGGCTGAGGGTGGAAATCCGGAAAAGATTTTGCGTCCGGTGCCTCAGACTTATGGGGCTTTTACCAGCCCGGTTGAGACTTTTGAAATGGCGGCAAAGTCGATGCCGGCACGGGTGCAGCTGAGTATGAATCCGATTTTTCCGTATTGCTTCGGGAATTGTTTCCTGGATGAGGACAAGATGAGGAACAAGAAGCCGTTGAAGCGGAAGGAGAATTTGAAGATTGATGCGGCCATTGCGGGGCTGATGACGTTTTGGCTATATAATAACTATGAACAATAAATTAGTGGAGTTATGAGTAAAAAAAATTATTTGAATCCGAAGGATGCCATAAAAGGGTATCTGGACGCTAAGGCAAAGGACGATGAACTTTTTGCAGAAATGTACAAGAAGCCGAACAAGAACATGAACGGGTGTTGGGCTTACATTGTGGGTGTGGCCAAGAAACGTGGTAATTCTGTGTGCATGACGGATGATGAGGTGTATGGGCTGGCGGTGCATTACTATTGTGAGGATGACTTGAAGGTGAACCCGATTCCGGAAGGTATGGAGTGCCGGATGAGCACAAGCGAGAACGTGCGGCTGAGCGATGCTGACAAAGCGAAGTTGAGGGCTGAGGCTGAGGCCGAGTTCAAGGAAAAGGTGCTGAAGGAACTGGAAGCGGTAGAGGCCGAGGAACGGAAAGGGAATGAAGCGGCACGGGTGAAGGCTGAAAAGGATGCAGAGAAGGAGCGGAAGCGTGCTGAGGCTGAAAGAAAGAGACGTGAGAAGGAAGCTGCCAAGGCTGAGGCGAAGCGGATGCAGACGGCAGGGATGGGTTGTCTGTTTGATTTCTGATGCCATGAAACCGAGGAGTAAAAGAGAACGGGAGGTCATGGATTTGTCAGCGAAGCTGCCTCCCATCAGCGATAAGCAGCGCAGGTATGCGGAAGAGCATTGCCATGAGGGTGTAGGGTATATGAGCGGAGGATTGGTGTGGTGTACGAAGTGTGGTTGTGAGTTCCGTTCTGAACTGAATGAAGTTTTTATGGTACAGGGGGCGGAATGTGTGTGTCCGATGTGCGGACAGAAACTGTCGGTGAGGAGCAGTACGAAAAGGAAGATAGAAGAATCGTATTACTATATGATAGTGACCACCATTGGAGGGTGGCAGGTGCTGAGGCAGTTCCAAGTGAAGCGATGGATGTGGAGAGTGACGAAGTATAAAGATAAGTCACAGCATCCGGTTTTTGAGATAAGAGAAGCTGTACAGAACTGGATTGATGAGAACGGGAAAGAGGTTATCGTGGCAAGACCAAGGGGATATTTTGTGGGATATACAGACCTTTGGCTTTTCAACAAGCCGATGGAGATACGGGGTGAATATAAGGGGTACAGCTACCATGCAGACCCGTACCATATCATTCCGTGGACAACATACCCGTATATGAGTGTGCTGCCTATATTGCGCAGAAATGGACTGAAGGGGAAATTGCCTAATGTCAACATGAAGGACTTGATGGTGAAGCTGCTGACGGACACAAGGGCGGAAACGCTGATGAAAGCCGGGCAGATGGGTATTCTACAGCTTCTGATAAACAGAGGGGGGCTGAGATATTGGAAACAGGCGTTGATTGCCATCAGAAACCATTATGTAGTTTATGATGCAAGCTTATGGGTAGATATGCTGGACAGCCTTGAGTATCTGGGGAAGGATATACATAATGCGTGCTATGTATGTCCGGAGAATATGAAAGAGGCCCATGACTACTGGATGAGGCGGCGGCGAAAGGTGGAAGCGAAGCAAATGAGTGAAAGGAAGAAGAAAGAGATGCTGTTTTGGGAAGATGAATACAGGAAAAACAAGCAGAAATTCTTCGGGGTGGAGATAACAGACGGAAGGGTAGTGATAAAGCCTGTCCAATCGGTGAAGGAGATGCAGGAAGAAGGGGATGAGATGCACCATTGCGTTGCGACAAACGGGTATTACAAGAGATTGGACAGCTTGATATTGAGTGCCAAGGATAAGGATGGAAACCGCTTGGAAACTATCGAAGTAAACTTGAAGACAATGATGGTGGTGCAATGTTTCGGGAAGTTCAACAAAACGACCGAATATCACAGTGACATATTGAATTTAATGAATAAAAATATGAACAAGATAGCAGAATGTGCATAAAAACGAAGCCTAAGTACGAAGAACTGGATAGAAGGTATCAGCGACTTTCGCATGAGAATATGATGAGGGGTCGGAAGAAAGATACGGAAAAAGGGTATGAGAAGGCACAGGGCAGGGAACAACTGATAAGAAGGGCGTTCTTTGCGGACTGCAAGAAGTATTTGAATGAAGATTTAAAACCGAAAGGATAAAATTATGAAAAACAGGAAAAGAATGTATTTGAGTTTCCCGATTACGGGAAGGGACTTGAACCAAGTGAAGGATTATGCGGAAAGTGTGAAACGTGTGTGGGTGGCCAAGGGTTATGATGTGGTGACTCCGTTTGAAATCGTTCCGGATGACGGGATGCCGTATGAATATTGCATGGGGAAGGATATTGAAGAACTGCTGAAGTGTGACGGGATTGTCCTTTGTTATGATTGGTTCGGGTCGAAGGGATGCCGGGCGGAATGTATGGTGGCTCAGATTTACGGGAAAATGATTAAAATAGACAATACGCCTTATGATGAAAGTAAAATTTAGGCTTGACAAGCATGGGCGCGGAACGACAGCGTGTCCGCATAAGTTCACCACCTTTGTAGGGAACAGGCCGAAGCGTGTGGGGAGTGATTGCCTGTTGTGCAAGTACAGGAAGCACATTGATTATGATGCCGGGATAGTGGAGTGTTTGTATCATGGGAAGAAAGGTAAGAAGTGACTGTATGTATATGGCGAAGTGTGGGTTGACTACGCTGAGCCGGTGCAAGAAGCGGACAGCGGACTTGAAGGAGTGTGACGGATGCAAGCTTGTGGTGCGTGTCACTGACCGATGGAGGATGATTGACCGGAAGCCGCACAAGAAGTGCCGTTGTTGTGGGGTGTGGCTTCAGTTGGACAGGTTTTATGGAAAGAGGGTGAAGAAGCCGGACGGGAGGGTGTATGAGGCTACGGAAGGGATTTGTAAGATGTGCAGAAGTAGAATTTACATTGAAAAAAGAAAGGAGGAAATATGGAAATGATTTTTAAATACATAGGTTACGGGCTGATGATTCTGTTCTTGGGAATTATCGGTGTGGGTGTGTTCTTGTTCTACATCGTGAGAAGGGTGATGAAGGGGGAGGAAATGCTGGAGGTTGAGACGGATGATTGGTGTGATGATTCCTTGATTTCTGATTTATGATTTCTGATTTATGAGTGGGTGATTTTTACCTTCGGGCGAAACATCCCCATAGCCACTTCGCAAGGGGGAGGTTTGGGAGGCAACCGAATACGCTTTAATGGTGGAAAGGTGACGGGTGGCGGTTAAATCCGTCACCTTTTTTTGTGTTTGATTATGATGAATTGGATAGATAGATTTTTTAAGCGTGAGGCGGCTGTGGTTGAGGCTCAACCTAAAGCGGCTGTGGGTGCGGACTACAAACAGAATGTGGTGTGGGCGAATACTCCGACACGGGCGATGAAGATTGCGGCTGTGTTCCGTGCCGTGAATCTGATCAGTTCGGGGCTTGCTTCACTGAGACTGGAGTACAAGCGGAAGGACAGGGTGAAGGGTTACTTCAAGACGGACGATGGCATCGGTGGAAAGAAGCTGAATTATCTTCTTTCGGTGCAACCTAACGGGCGGATGAATGCTTCGGTTTTTCTGAAAAACTTGGTGTCGCAGATACTTCTGCAAGGCAACGCTTATGTGCTTCCGGTAAAGAACATCTATGGTGATGTTGAGGCGTTGTATCTGCTGACACCGGGTAGCGTGGCGCATGATGTGTATACGAACAGGTATCATGTGGCGGATGCGGTGAACATGATTCAGGGTGTGTATGGTGCGGATGAGGTTCTTCACTTCAAGAATATCAGTGATGACGGGGGCTATACGGGTATTTCGACCATCCGATATGCGGCCTTGACGCTGGGGATTGCGGCAACGAGTGACAGCGAGACGTTGAAGCGTTTTGCAACGGGCGGAAGGTTCAAGGCTATCTTGAAGAACAATACTTCGACCAAGGGTTGGGGTGAGTACCAGGATGGGCAGCTGAAAGCGCACGGGGAAGACTTGCAGGATGCCATCAATAGAGGGGATGATATTTTGGCGGTGAAGGGTGATGTGGATGTTTCGCCTTTGTCCATGAGTTCGGCTGACATGCAGTTCTTGGAATCGCGGAAGTTTACGATCAGAGAGATTGCACGCTTTTTCAACGTACCACCTTCCAAATTGATGGATGATTCAAACAGCAATTATAAGAGTGTGGAAGTGTCGAACATCGCTTTTTATACCGAGGCCTTGCAACCGATTGTGACGGAGATCGAGCGTGAGTTTTCGGCCAAGTTGCTGAATGAGTTCAACTATCAGGATTATAAGTTCTGCTTTGACCTTTCGGCTCTGTATGCGCTTGACTTGGAATCGAAGGCTCGTTGGGACAAGAACAGGCTGGAGAATGGTATCGTGAGCGTGAATGACCTCCGTAGGGAACGTGACGTGGAACCGGTGGAAAAGGGGGATGATGTATATCTGAGCGTGAACCTTGCTCCAATCGGGAGTGTTAAGCTGAATGGGGAGAAGATTTCTGATGTTTGATTTATGATTTATGATTTATGATTTATGAGTTATGGGTTTGAAAGTAGTGACATTGGAGGAACTGAAAGCGCAAATGCGTGAGGATTGGGACGGGGAAGATGAATTGATCCGTCTGTATGGTGAGGCGGCTGAGGATGCTGTTATCGGTGCCACACGGAGAACTTTTGAAGAGTTGGTGTCGATAGGTGAGAGTGAGGGTAGCAGTTTCCCTTCACGATTGAAAGTGGCGGTGCTGATGCTTGCGGCACATTCGCACCGGAATCGTGAACCGGTGGCGGCTGTGGCGCAGAATGCGGTGCCGTATGCACTGGAGATGTATATCAAACCATACGTTAAGTTATCGGAGAGGGTTTTATGATTTATGATTTCTGATTTATGATTTCTGATTTATGATTTCTGATTTATGATTTATGATTTCTGATTTATGATTTCGGCGGGGAAATTGGCGGATAGGGTGACGATTCTTGTTCCTTCGACTGCACAAGGTAAGTTCGGGGAACAGGTGACAACGTGGACTGAGGCACGGACGGTGTGGGCTAACGTGGTGTTCCAACGTGGGGTGCATGCGTTGACAGCGGGTGAATCGTGGTTGACGGGTAGTATATCTGTAACCATGAGGGATAATGACGTGATACATGACCGATGTAGGTTAAAGTGGGACGGGAAAACGTATCTGATTGAAAGTTTCAACCGAAGCGGACGGGATGGAAGTATTGCGATTGTGGCTACGAAGGTGGATGAGGGGAATAATTCTTCAAATGATAGTTGATAAATGATAAATGATAGATATTGAGTAACCGAATTTCACCTTATTGAATGAATTATGGGAATTGCCCGATTTTGGGGTAAGTAATAAGAAGGAAGTTATGAACAAGGAAAAACAAGAAATACGCAGTGGTATAGGCGGTAAGTGGAAACCGGTGCTCCGTGAAGCTGTTGAAGGTGGTGGCGAGAGCCGGACGATTGAGGGTTATGCCATCGTGTTCGGTGTGGAGAGCCGGATTCTTTCGGACTATTGGGACAACTACAGAGAAGTCATTGAACCGGGTGCCATAACTGAAGAACGATTGAAGGAAATGGACATCAAGATGACGATGTACCACAACCGGGAAAAGATTTTGGCACGCAGCACCAATGGCGAAGGTACGCTGAAACTGACGGTGGATGATGTGGGTGTGAAGTATAGCTTTGATGCTCCGAACACCGTGGACGGTGATACAGCACTGGAACTTGTGAAGCGTGGTGACTTGTCGGGAAGCAGCTTCATGTTCTGGACTGATGAACGGAACGTGAGCTATGAAAGACGGAGTGATGACATTATGCTGAGACGGGTGAAGACCATCGGAATGATTTATGACATGACGATTGCGGCTGATCCGGCTTATGAACAGACTAGTGTTGCAGCGCGTGAGGCTTACTCTCAATTTGAGAAGAAGGAAAAGCCGTTGCACAACAATGTGAAGCGTGAGCTGGAGAAGTGGAAGCGTGAATTGGATTTGATGGGTTATTAATGTTTGGAATAATTTTAAATTTTTGAGTGAATATGAAACAGATTAAGAAGAGTGTAACCGAGTTGTTGAACGAGAGAAATGCGATGCTTGCAAAGCGTGAGCAAATCAATATCCGTATGAATGAGATTGCTGATGCAGCGAAAGCGGCCAAGCGTGAACTTTCGGCTGAGGAAAATGTGGAATATCAGAAGTTGCAAGTTGACTTTGCCAAGTTGGGACGTGAAATCGCTATGAATGTGGATGCGGTGAACTACATGAACGCAAAGCCGGAATTGAAGAAGTCTGTGAATACGTTGCTCCGTGAAGCGTTGCTTGAGGCCAAGAAGTCGGGAAAGACTGAGTTTGTGCTTCAGCGTGAAATCAATACTACCTTGACCATTGATGAAGGTGGCTTGATTCCGGTGACGGTGAAGGATGTGATCGAGCCCTTGGAAATGGGTTTGATTTATGGTCAGGTGGGAATCCCTGTACAGACGGGTGTTGTGGGCAATATCCAATGGCCGGTGCTTGGTACGGTTGAGGCTGAAATCGTAGGTGAAACCGTGGAATTGGCAGATACGGAACTTGACTTGAGCAAAATCAATGCGAAGCAGGTGCGTGTGGGCATTTCGTTCACAGTTAGCAATCAGGCCATCAACAATGCGGACGTTGACTTGGTGGCATTGATCCAGAACCAAGCCCGCCAAGGTTTGGCAAGAACCTTGAACCGTGTGGCATTCTCGCACGAAAACTTTACGGGTGATTTCCATGGTCCGTTTGCCGGTGCCAAGGCTCAGGTGACTTTTGCCGGTGATACTCCGACACTGAAGGAACTTTTGGCCATGAAGGGTGCTGTGGCCGGTGAAGGTGTGCAGATGATCGGTTTCTGCTATGTGATGAGTGAAGCGATGAAGGCGAAACTGGAAGCTACTTCGGTGGATGCCGGCAGCGGTAAGATGATTGTCGAAAACGGACGCATTGCGGGTGCATATCCGGTATTTACTACCGAATACATCAACTATGGTGCAAGCAAGACCAAGGCCGGTGAAGAATATATCGCAGCGGGTGTGTTCGCTTATCTTCCGTTGAACCAGCACGGGGAATTGAGAATGGTGGTTGACCCGTATACTCAGGCGAAGAAGGATTGTGTAGTGATTACTTTGAACTCTGACTGGAGTATGACTACTCTCCGTAAGGAAGCGTTTGCATTGGGTAAGACTACTCCGGCTTAATTATGGTTCTTATGAACAAGTCTCATAGTATTTAAGGTTTAATGTGCAGAAAGGCTGCTGTAGCAATGCAGTGGCCTTTCTTAAAAATGATTCTGATGGCAAGGAAACGCTCGTTTACGGGGAATTTCAGTGGTGTACAAGGTCGCTTTGATGTTAACTAGGAGGTTGACAATCGGGAGTTTGTGGACATGCTGGAACGGCTTCAATATAAGAACATCGTGAAGAGTTCGGATATTCGGAAGGTGTTTGCTAGGGTGGCCAAGCCCGTAAAGACCACGGTACAACAAGCGGCACGGGCTTCGATGCGTAAAGACCCACGTAAGGCATGGAAAGGTGTACGGGTGATTACGTTGAAAGGCGGTAAGGGTGTAGTTGTTGGTTTGCTGAATCCTAGAAAGGATGGTAATGCAATGGCTGTTCCATCACGACCGACAGGAGGGAAAAGCGGAATCCGAAGACATAGGAAAAGGAGTGATAGAACAAATCAAGTGGACGGGTACAGAGGTGCAGACAGAAGCTTTATCCTGAGAATGCACAACCAAGGGACGACAGCCCGTTTTGCCGGAACACGTGACGGGAACATGAGAAGGGCTAACCGTGGCCAACTGACCGCAAAGCGTTTCTTTGACCGAGCCGAGCCTGGCATGAAGCAAGCATCGAAGTCATTGGCGCAAGAACTTGGAAAGATTATTGAAAAGAAAGCTAATAAGTCATGAGTATATTAATAGGTCTTCACATTAAGAGAGTATTGGAAAAAGAAGATGCGGTAACTCGTTACGTTGGGAATCGTATCTTTCCGCTAGTTGTTCCGCAAGGCGTGGAATCTTTCCCTTTCATCGGTTATGACATGACTGGAGGAACGGGTGATTCTACAAAGGATGGGACAACGGATGATGTATCAACGGTAAGGGTTGCTGTAGTATCAAAGAGTTACGAAGAAGCGATATTGATTGGTAATGCTGTTAGATACGCTTTTGAGGGTAAAACAGCCGACTATGAAGAGTTTTCCGTGACTGAGTGTTCCAATATAACGTATAATGACGAATATGTAGACGATTTGGATGCTTATGCTTTAGAGTTGAACATAGACTTCCGGACGGAGGATTATTGATATAGACTTAATGTTTAATGTGGGGGCGGTGGGATTTTCCTTCTGCCTTTTTTTATTTGAATAGTTATGAGTGATATTTTATCAAGATTGCTGTTAGATACAAAGCAGTATGATGCGAGCTTGCAGAAATCGAAAAAGAGTAGCAATGATTTTGCTTCAGATATTGGAGGAAAAGCGGCCGCGGCTGTTGGAAAGTTTGCAGCCGGCTTGGGTGTTGCTATGGGTGCGGCTGAAGCGTTTGATAAGATTATAAAAAGTAGTCAAACGACCGGTGACAAGTACGCAGAAACATTACAGACTTTAAAAGCTGGTGTCGATTCGTTCTTTTATTCGATTGGTAGCGGAGATTGGAGTTCTTTTCTGACGGGTATGGATACAGTAATAGCAAAAGCAAAAGAAGCTTATGCAGCTATGGATCAGTTGGGAAATGCTCAAATGAGTTTTGGTATAGCTCAGGCAATCAATCAAAGAGATATTGCAGAGGCTCAACTGTTGGCTAAAAACAAGTTTGCTCCATTGGATGTTAGAACAGAGGCTTTTGGGAAGTGGGCAACGGCTATTGGAACACAAGAAGGGCAAAGCTCACAGTTAAAAGATGATATTCAGGAGTACATAACAAAGGCTGTTGAATCAAAAGCCGGAATAAAAAGCTTTGAAGCCAATATGGATAATGTTATGAAAGGCTTACTTCTTGACATTCAAAACAAAGCTTCAAGAGAAAGGCTTAAAGACGTTTATTCGGGGCAATATAGTGAGTTTGAGAAGGAATTGGAAGCAGCTTCAAAAGAGAACGCAAGAAGAAAACAATCTTCTAATATGTTTGAACGGGCTACGGCTGAAAGTTATTATGAAGATGCGATTAAAAGGCTAACAACTAAATACAATGAGGCAATAACGGTTCAGTCTTTACTTGTTAAGTATGGTGATGATGATTTGCAAGCCATCGGAAACCATGTAAAAAGCATGATTGGCTTAGATAACTCTATAGCCATGTTGAAAAGAAAGTACAACGAAACAGCCAACGAGTTCAACAATGCAAATAAGGGTGTTGCGGGTTTTGAACCATTGAAAGCCTTTGAAGGTTATACTGTGTATTCAGGGAAAAGTGAGGCAGCAAAGAATTTCACGCCTAAAGCTTCAGGGGGAAAAAGTGCGGCTAAAATGCCGATTGTTGTGGGACAAGTACATTATGATACACCGATAGGGAAAAAGATGTTGGAAGCGATGAACGGGAAGACTTTTGAACCTATCAAAGTGCCGATTGAAATTGAAGGTGAGAATATAACAGAAGAACCGATTCCGATAAACAAGGAGGCGGTGAAGAATGTTGATGACTATGTGAACAGCATCAATGCGCTGAGTAATGTGATGACTGCACTGAACACGCAGACGGTGGAAGGTGCGGCCGGTTGGCTTTCGTGGGCGGGATCATTGATGACCGCTTCGGCTATGGCTGTGGATAGCATCCGGAAAGTTGTAGAGGCGAAAACAGCCGAAACGGTTGTAAATTCGGCTGCAAGTGCAGCACAAAATCCGTTTGTCGGTTGGTTATTGGTTGGTGGGGCTGTTGCTTCAGCTTTGGCGGCATTGACACAGATTCCAAGTTTTGCAGAAGGTGGTGTCGTTCCGGGTTCAAACTTCCGTGACGGGATAGCGGCTAGGCTTTCATCGGGTGAAATGGTGATTAATCCGGCTGACCAGAAGAAGTTGTTTGATTCGATTCATTCGGGAAACCTTGGTGGCGGTGGTTCGACCAGAAGCGTGATTACGGGTGAGCAGATTGTGACGGTTGTGAATAACTACGGAAGACGGACGGGACGCGGTACGATCTTGAAGGGATGATTTCTTGATTTATGATTTATGATTTATGATTTATGATTTATGATTTATGATTTATGATTTATGAATTATGATTTATGATTTATGATTTATGAGTTGTGATTTTTCCCTTCGGGCGGAACATACCCCTAGCCCCCTTCGCAAGGGGGAGGTTTATGGGGCAACCGAATACGGGTTAATGTGGGATTTATGCGGGGTGGATTCTAACACACCCCCTACCCCCTCTCAAGAGGGGAGATTGAATAGAAAATGTTTAATGATTAAAATAATAAGGGTATGAGTAAGGCTAAATCTGTGAATGGACATGACTTGATGTTGTGGCTGAATGGTAAGGTGGTGGCATTGTCGAAGAGTTGTAAGGTGAACTTTACGGCTGCAACCGTGGATAGCGAGACGAAGGATGACGGTACATGGGACGCTAAGGAAATCGGGTCGCGCGGGTATTCCATCACGAATGAGAGTGTGTATTCGGCTGACAAGGAGCGTGCGAATGACTTGGTGTATCGTGACCTCTACAAGATGTATCTGAGTGATGAGCCGATTGACATTACCTTCGGCATTGCACAGAACAAGTCGGATAGCGGTGTGCCTGAAGAGGGTTGGGTCGCTCCTACGGGCGATTACCTGAAGGGTAAGGCTCTGATTACGGGTCTGGATTTTGACGGAACAAAGGGCAACAAGGGTGCTATCAGCATTTCGCTGCAAGGTTTCGGAAGTATGGACTTGGTAGAATCTGCATCGTAAGCGTATGAAAGTAACGATTAAAGGTAAGGAATATGAGTTTTCGTTTGACTCTGTATGGGGTCCGATGTACTTGTATGAAGAGGTGGCGGGTGACAAGATGCCTTTCGACCCTAGGAAGACAGCGTGTCTTCACTTGCTGTTTTATTGTATTCTTTTGCGTTCTAATCCGGGGCTTGACTTGACTTTGGAAGAGTTCCTGGTTTCGCTGAATGACTTGAATATGGCCAATGCCATGCGTGACTATTATGTGAGGCGTATGGATGTGCTGACGGGCTTTGCGAGTGATGAGGCTGAACAGGCGGGAGATAAAAAAAAAGAATGACCGCACATGAGGTGTTCCGGGTGGTGTGCGGACAAGGCGGATGCAGCCCGGAATACTTTATGGACAGAATGTCTATCGGTGAAGCCCGTGAATATATGGAGGGTGTGATGATGCGTGAGCGTGGGGGATGGGAACAGACAAGAGTTCTGAGCGAAATCCTTATCAAGGTGATGACGGGCGAAGACAGGCATATTCCTCTTCCGTGGGATGATGAGACGAATATGGATGATGAAACGACTGAGGAAGACTTGGAGGAACTGAGAAAGAAAGCGGAACGGATGGAAAAACTGATGAATCATTTCTGATTTATGATTTCTGATTTCTGATTTATGATTTATGGGTGTACGTTGGAGAGTTAGTTTCAGGACGCGAAGTGAAAGGCTGGGTGTTTTGAATCTGTATGAAGATAATTATTCTGGTGAAGTGGTGGAGCTGACACCAGCGGCCGTGCCGTTTGAGACACAAGAGGATTCGGCTGATACTTGGTTTGTGCCGATCCGGAAACAGACGGGCTATATCCGTGTGCTCGATGAAGGTAATACGGACGGGATTATGCCGGTGGGGATGAAGGACCGATATGTGGAATATACGGAAGACGGGACGCTGATGTGGTGCGGATATGTGGTGCCGGATGTGTTCAGTGCCGATTGGGATGTGACACCTAATGAGGTGGAACTGCCGGTGACGGGCGGTCTTGGTGTGCTGGAGGGTGAGTATCTGAATGCTGATGACGGACTTGGTGTGGTGCGGATTGCGAAGCTTCTGTATGAGTGCTTGGAGGCTACGGGTATAGCTTACCGGAAGATATATATACCGAAAGAAGTTACCTTCAATAATGCGAACAATGACTATCTGTGTCCGCTGAAATTGGAGGTGAGTAGATACAACTTCTTCAAGGATAATGATTCGTTGAACAGCGAAGATGAGGATTGGACGCGATACAACGGGCAAACGATGTATGAGGTTCTGACGGAACTGATGAAATTTTGGGGGTGGACCATCCGTGAAAGGGGTGATGAGGTTTGGATAACTTCAACCGTGAACAGCGGTAGTGTGGAAATAACGATGGCTCAGCTTCAGACTTTGGCGAATGGCGGGAGTGCTAGCGGTAATGATGTGGCGGTGCAGTCGTATAGTGTGAGTGGATTTGAACTAGCGGGAAGTGACCACAAAAGGGATGTGCTGCAAGGCCGGAAGAAGATAGTGGTAAAGGCTAGTGTGAGACCGGTGGGTATTGTTGTTCCGAGCATTGACAAAGGTAAGATGGTGTTTATCGGTTCGTCTGTAATGGAACAGAATGGCTATTACTATAAAAATAAGTTGTACAGGCCGAAAGGCGGGTATGACGATGTGGAGTTAAAGAGTTATGCACGGACTACACCGACAGAATCATACGGATCATGGAGGCCGGTAGTTCAGAACATGGAGGCTCTGACGCTATATGTGGGAGCGATGTTTGTCAGCACGGAAAGGGTGTCGGCTGAGGATTATGCCAAGAAGAAGAATTGGAACTTGATAGACGGGATAAGAATCAACTTGACAGATTGGACAGGACAAACACCAACGGAAAGTGAAGCTGAAAGCTTGCCGATACTGAGAATGAGAAGCCGACAGATGGCCAATTATACATCGGGTGCATTTGTGATCAGCGCACAGACTTGGGCGAGAACGAATGAGTTCGGGCAAGGTGACATCGAGGAAAACGGAAAAGGCACGATAAAAATGCAGTTCCGTGTGGGTGATATGTATTGGGACGGTGAAGGATGGGTGAACAGAAAGACCGAATTTCCGGTAGAGATAGGGAATGAAGAAGATCCTGAAGCTGTAACGGGAAAAGGGAAGATTATCAATACGAAAACGCTTGAACAGCCGTACACGGGCGCAGATGGGTATGTGATGCCGATAGAACAGTCATTGAGTGGAGAGGTGGAACTTGTGATCCATGCGCTTCAGGACTATGGGGGCTATTATATGCTGATGCTTGAAAACTTCAAGGTGGAATATTACGGTGTGGATGATGAAGAAAAGAAGCGTGAGGATGATACGAACCGGTATGCGAGAACTACGGGGCTGAACAGTAACGATGAGGAGGAGTTTTCGCTAGCTATGGCAACGGACAACAACAACAAGGCCGGTTATGGTATATTGAGCCGAGACGGGACTAACGTGGGGAATCTGTATTTTGTGGGGAACGGAACAGACCGGCCGGAAATGAACTTGGTGAAAAAGGGTGTAAGTCTGTATAATAGGACTACTGAGAAACTGACATTACAGATTGAACGGAAAGAAATCAATCCGCAAGATGTGATGACGAGAAACGGGAAAAGGTATGCAATGGTTTCGGAGGCCGTGAATTGGCAAGAGGAAAGCGGGCAATATATTCTGATGGATTTATGATTTATGATTTATGATTTATGAAAAAACTGAGGGCCAATGATTTGATCGTGATGTATAGGGTGGCTGAGGCTTGGAAGGTCATTGCTTTTGCAACATCGTGTGAAATTGACATATCGGCTGACACCATCGAGACAAGCAGCCCGGACACGGGACGTTGGAAGACGTACAAGAAGCGGAAAAAGGGATGGAGAATCAGCACGGCACACCTGATGGGCAACGTGAAGAAGACACCTGATCTTTTTGAGTTGCTTGAAAGTGATGACCCGATACAGGTATGTTTGACAACCGTTGAGGCGCACCCGGACATCATGAAACATACGGAGTACAAGCAGAGCGGGCATTATGAGTTGACGGGTTCGGCCTTGGTGGTGCGGTTGACTGAAACAGCACGGAAGGGTGACATGGTGACGATGAGTGCTGAACTGCTGGGGAATGGTCCGCTTGAACAGGTTTGGGCACCGTGGGTGTTTGTAGATGGTGTTTGGACTAATAAGGGTGTTTGGATAGATGAAGGCATTTGGAAATAGAATAATAACTTTAATGTTTAATATATGGAAGTAAAGAAAATCGTTGAAGGGATGACCGCGCCACAGGTGGCACAGGTCATTGACGATAACTTCAAGGCTCAGAATTCGATCCTTGAAGAAGACATTGCCAAGCAAAACAACGTGATTGGTGTTTCGGAATACAAGGATTTTTCGGAAGCTGAGGCCGTGAATGTGGGCGATGTACGCAAGTATAATGGATTTTTGTATGAGTGTGTTGAGGCTACAACCGGAGCATTTGACGCAAGCAAGTGGAAGAAGTCAAGTTTTAAGGCTGAGACGGAAAAGAAACTTTCCGAGTTAGGCTCGAAAGTGGAAGAGGTAAATGAAAAAGTTGAAATTATAAACGATAGTGACGATTTGTCTTTTTCTGATGAATTAGGGAATAAGATTGTATCTTTTTCTAAAGGGCATTTAAAAACAAAGAATTTTAATTCAGAATCATCGGCTTCTCATAGCGATGTGGAAGTGGCTATTGAAAAAAAGAAGGATATTTTAGTTGAAAAAATATTTAGTGCTGATTTATCTTTGGAGGATGAAAGAGAAAATGTTATTGCTCAGTTTGTTGGAGGGAACATAAAAACAAAAAAGTTTAATTCAGCGGATTATAATATTTCTAAAACAGATATTGACTTATCTTCTGCTGGGTGGATAGAATACGAAATTATATCAGGCCATAGATATTATATTTACTGCGACAAAGGTTATAAGACACGAGTAGGAACTACTATTGGTTTAACTACATCTGTGATTGAAAGAGTAAGTTATGATGGAGATAAAACTAACGAAAGCGGTATAGAATATGATGCAGGAATGAGTGGCATATTCAAGGCGACACAGGAGGCTACGCATTTGAGGTTTGGTAATTATTTCAAGGGATATATAATTGACTTGGACTATTCTCGTTTTTCGCCATTGCTTGATTCACCATTGTTAATAGATGTCAGCCCTGTTGAATTAAAAACAGATTACACCACGAAAGACTATAGTGAAGAAGTATCTAATTGGGATGTATCTGATGTTCAGGGTGACGATGGTTTTACGGGGAAACAGAAGTTGATGGAACAAGTTTACAGTAAACTTGACGAATTGGCAGAAAATTATCCTTCTTATTTGTCAAAAGAAGATGCTTACTCATTAGTGGGAGTAGAATACCCAATTTATGCTAAACTTAACGGAGTAGCATCGGGGGAATACAAAGCCACTCCAACATACAAAACATGGTTATATAAACTAAGTTATGGCAACAAGGATTTAGGGAATGTTTATGTGGGCGGACTTAATAAAAAAAGCAAAATTCTTCTGATTGGCGGAACTCACGGAGAAGAACGTATGCAAATGCTTAACATTTTCTATCTAGTTAAGAGTATGCTTGAAATCAGCGATATGGAATTATGGAAATTATTTTCTGCCTTCGATTTTTATATAATTCCTTGTTTGTGCGGATATGGATGTTATCATTCTTTGCGTACCAACTTTGATTGGGCTGATAACAAAGGTGGCGTTAACATTAATCGAAATTTTCCATATAACGGATGGTCAGTCAAAGATTTTGGAACATATAATTACAGTGGCGATTCAGCTGGGAGTGAGCCTGAAACCAAGCTTATAATGAAATTGATTGAATACATCAAACCTGAGATTGTGCTTGACTTGCACAACTATGGTAGCTCGCAAAACTATCAATTCTATTTTGCTTGCAATGACGCAAATGGTCAAAGGTTGGCTTATCAGAGCTTGGTGGATTTATCTTTAGTTGCAAAACGTGATTTACCGCAATACTTTGGTGTTACTCCAACTATAATTAATGGAAATATATCTAGAAGTGCAACGAGTGGGTCATTAGCGCATTATGCTTCTTTTTGTAAAGGTGTATTATTTTCTGCAACAATAGAAGTAAGCGAATCTATAAACTATATTAATGGTGAATATAACACTGATTTGCCTATAGATGAATATGGAGCTGACACAATGAAGGTGGCAGAGTACACTCTTCGCAATATGCTAATTAGAATTTCACGTTATGTCTTAAATAAATTAAATAAATAAAGTTTTATGGGAACAAGAATTGTGTTTAAAGGGTCTGATTTTTCAGTAAATGCTATTGAAGGCATTGTTACTTTAGCAAATTTAAGTGCTAGTGATTTTGAAATAGGCAAACTCGTTTCAAAAGCAGATGGTACAATTATTGACAGTCCTAAATTTGCTGTATCTCCAATGATAGATATGCCAAAAGGATGTGCAGTTTATCTAAACGATATTTCAACATATAATATCCGAGTGTCAATCTATGATGGGAATGGGGTGTATTTGTCAGACCAAAATACATCATTGAACAATGAGCAATTTAGAAGTCCAACAAGTAATGAAAGATTGTGTAAATGTAGAATTACATTGGGGACTTACGGCGATATTCAAATGACCGAGGAATTATTGAAAGCAGCTATACAAAGATTGGTATATATTAGGGAAATTTCAATCGCAGAAAAAACAATCCCTGTTGTATTAGGGATTATACCAAATACATCAGATGGTGTGTTTTCTGCTAATAATGCAAGAGCTACTATAGGGCCAATTAAATATAAAGGAACAGTAAGGGCTTTAACAGGAAACATTAATTATGTTTCTTATAAGCACCCATACGCAGCTACACCTGAAAATAAGATTGCGAGTGCTTCTATGGCTGAAAACCTTACTTCTGACGGTAATAGTTGGCTCTATATTGGTTATAGAAATGCTTCCTCTTCTACGTTGGATTCTGAGGATAATGTTTTGAATGATTTAGTTTTTGAATAAGTATCTTTAGGTGGAAAGTTCAGAGTAAAGGTTAAAGAGACTTATTTGTCTACTGTTAAAGTATCATTGCACGATGTTGTAGATGAAGGTAGTGCTGTATCGTCTATTGTGTTTAATGGAGGGAATGCTTTCATGGACTCAAAAATGAATGATATGACTAGCTATTGGAATATAGGAATAGGAGATGTTGAGACATTTGCTTCTTCTGAAAATTCGACAAGAAATATAGGGATAGGCAAATCTGCTTTAAATAAATTAAAGACAGGAACAAGAAATGTAGGGATAGGAACTTATGCTCTTAGTCGCTTGGTTTCAGGAGACCGCAATGTCGGAATTGGTTCTGATGCTTTTTGGTTTGTTGAACGTGGTGAAGAAAACGTTGCAGTAGGTTACAACGCTTTAGGTCCGATGAATCTTTCGCTAGAAGCTAATCGAAATGTAGCTATTGGTTCAAAAGCGGGTTCAGGAATGACAGTTAAAGCAGAAGATAATATTTTTATTGGGAATGAATGCGCTCCGGGTTCACCTTCTGAATGTGTTAAAAATGTTTCTGTTGGAGCAGAATCAGGTAGTGGTGGTCAGAATTGTGTGTCTGTAGGATATTATGCCGGTCGTGGAAATTTTTTAATCAATGTAATATGTATAGGTTCCAACTCAAAAGCTGAAAAAAACAATCAAACAGTTATCGGTAATAATCAAACTGTTGAAACAAAAGTATATGGAGATTTGATAATACAAGCTACGGATGGGACTAAAAGAAAAGTAGTGTTCAATTCTGATGGAAGTTGTTCTTGGGAATGTGTTTAGGCATTCCGTGTCCTTTGGTGGCCTCCTTTTCTGTTGGACTTTGTCAGACGGGAGGGTGGTTTATAGGAAAGGGAGTAACCTATTGCGCCTTATCGGTGGATGAATAAAACGAAGATACTATTAGTGAAGATGGAAATATCAACAATTTTCGCCTCTTTTGGGGGCGTGCTAACAGCTTTGGGGGTCAAGGAACTGGTGATGTGGTTTCTGAACAGAAAAACCAATGAAAGGATAGCCGATGCCAATGCAGACCGTGAAGAATTGAAAAATGATGTGGATGAGTTTCACTTCCTACGGGAAAGGTTGGAGTTCAAGGAAAAGGAGATGATGGAGAAGGAAAAGCGGTTTGTGGAGCAAACGGAGGTTGTGCGGTCTTTGACAAGACAGCTGCTTGACATGACGATAGAAAACGGGAAGCTTCAGGCCAAAGTAGCTTCGCTGGAAGCGGAAAGGGCGATGAAGCTGTGTGAGCGTAGGGGATGCGGGCAGAGACAGCCGCAGAGTGGGTATTGATGGATTTATGATTTATGAATTATGATTTCTGAGTGGGTGAACACAGATTCTTCGCTTCGCTCAGAATGACAAATAGTTTTTAAGATATGGAACCAAGAGGAATACGAAACTGCAATCCGGGGAATATCCGGATTACAAAAGACAAGTGGAAGGGACTTCGGGAGGTGCAGACCGATGGGGAGTTTTTTCAGTTTGTGTCGATGCCTTGGGGGTATAGGGCGATGATCCGTACGCTTCAGAACTACCGGAAGCGGCACGGGTGCGAGACAATTGCTGATTTTATCCGCAGATGGGCACCGCCATCGGAGAACAATACACGGACTTATATAAGGTTTGTGTGTGAAAAGATGGGTGTGCCGCTTTTTCATGTGCCGAATGTGGAAAGCAAGGCGGCCATGTGCATGATGGTCTATGCGATGGCTTATTTTGAAAACGGGGTGGAGCCGGTGATGGAGGAAATTTCGGAAGGATGGGAACTTTTGTAGATTTATGATTTATGATTTATGATTTATGAAGTGGTATCATTACTTAATATTGTTGCTTATAATGTACTTGTTTTGCGAATGCAGAACGGAGTATGTGCCTCTGGAAGTGGTGAAGAGGGATAGTGTTTTCATCGCTTCGCTCGATAGGGATTCTGTTTTTGTGCGTGATTCGGTTTATCTGAGAGAGAAGGGTGATACGGTGTTCAAGTATAAGGACAAGTATGTGTATGTGTACAGGAACGTGACTGATACGTTCACGGTGTATCGGGATAGAGAGGTGGAAGTTCCGGTGCCGGTGGAACGGAAATTGTCGTGGTGGGAACGGGTGAAGCTGGAGTATGCGGAATGGGTGATAGGTGTGCTGGTGGCTGTTGCTTTGGTTTATGCGTTGAGGCGATGGTTGGCAAGAAAGGTTAGGAAGGAATGAAAGACAGAGATCATTAACCATGTTTGGTTGTGGTGATTCCGTTTGATGGATAAATGCCTTCTGATGCGGAAGAAGTAAAAAGGCCGCAAACTTGGATTTTGTAACTCTTAAAAAAGATGGATTGTAAATTGCTTGGTTGGTTGTTGCAGCCTTTTAGGTGTGTAACAATCAATCAGGCAATTTGTTTATGTGTAAGGATGAAATTTTTAAGGAAGTGCTTCAGACGGTTTGCGATGTGACGGGACTGAGTAAGGATGAGGTGCTGAAGTCGAGAACGGAAGAGGCTACGGATGCGCGTTTCTTGCTGGTGAAGTATCTGTGGCGAATCATGCCTTGTGTGAGTATCGGGAAGCTTATAGGAAGGACAAGGCAGGGGGTGAGAAGCATCATGCAGCGGATGAAGGGTGATACGTGGCTGATGGAAAGGAATTGGAAAGAGATTGTGAAGCGGATGGAAAGTAAAGGCTTCTGATGGGGGTGAATTATGCCGACCTTTGAGGTACGGTTGATATTGACCGGGTATTAATACAATTAGTTATGAGTAAGGAAACTTATTTTATCGAGAATGACGGGGCTGGTAATAACCAGCTTGCGGCCTTGATTCCGGCATTGCTCCAAAGACAGGGCATTGACCCGACTACATTACTGGCCATGAGCGGTGGCGGTTTCGGTGGTGGAATGGGCGGTTTCGGTGGCTTGTTCGGCTTGCTGATTCTGTTCTTGTTCTTGACTGGAGGCTTCGGTGGCTATGGCTTCGGTGGTGGCTTTGGCGGTTTCGGTCGTGGCTTCGGTGGCGGATTCATCCCTAACCAAATCAACAACGATGCCAATACGGGCATTATCCTTCAGGCATTGGAACGTAACGGTGTAGGTATCAACAACCTTGCAACTGCACTTGGAACATCGAAGGATGCTATCATGACTGCACTTAACGGATTGAGCCGTGAGATCTGCAACTTCAGCAATCAAACGGGTATGCAGACGAACCAAATCATTACTGCCTTGATGCAGGGCAACAATGCGTTGACAAGTCAGATTGCCGGTTGTTGCTGTGACTTGAAGGGCCTGATTGCCCAGCTTGGCTGTAACATCGAAAAGACCATCATGAGCGAGGGTAGCAACACACGTGCTGAAATTGCGGCTGCACGAAACGACATCAAGGAAGGTCAGCGTGCCGCTGAGATGAGAGAAATGCAGCGTGAAATTGATGCGCTCCGTGAATCGAAGAGCGACCTGAAGACAAAGTTGGCTCTTAAGGACCAGAACGACTTTGTGCAGGCTACCATCAACGCAGGATTGCAGCCGCTATATGGTGCGCTCCAGAAGTTGCAGAGTGACATTGATGGTGTGAAGTGTAAACTTCCTCCGACCGTGAGCGTGCCTTATCCGCAGCTCAAGGCTTTCAATGCTGATGCTGCTTATGCGGCTGCATGGGCGCAACAGTATGCAAACAAGGATTGTGGTTGCTAAGAGAGGAGGCAGTTATGTGGGACTATATGTTTTATCCTAACTTTCCACCTTTCCCGAAGCGTAGCCGACTGAAGCAGCTGTGCATCTTTGAGCTACCGACAACGAATGTGGCTCTGAGTGAAACGAGTGTGGATTTCGGCATTGACCGATGCTTGTACAACGAACTTCCGTGCGAGTGCTACTTGTCGATGTTGTTCAGTCAGGCGGTGCCGGATGGTGGTGCAGCTCTTCCGGTGACGGTGGTAGTGCCGACATCGGGGACTTCGACCAACACGGGCACGGCCAATGCCAACGGGGAAAGCAGTACGCCCGTGGTGGACCACAACACGAATCCGGTGGTGGGCAGTGACTTGACCACGACACGTGAGGTGTTCGTTTACCTGAACAAGCGGCAGGGTATCATCCGCTTTGTGAACTTTGTAACGGGTAGCGGTGATGCCGCTGCTGATGTTTAACGAAAAACGGCATTCGGTATGTTCCAGGGAATGACAGAAGGGGCTAGTCTGTACGTGCTCCGTAAGCGGGAAAACAAGGGTCTGAAGATAGGCCAAGTGAAGAGGGTGAGCAATCCGTATGTGCCACAGACGGGTACTTATCAGGGTATGGTAGTTGATGCCATCGTGAACTTTGACGGGGAAGAGGAAACAATCAAGTGGCTGCCTAGCCTTGAAAGCCTGAGCGAAGACAAGAGCGGCACGGTGTATTGTGACAACAAGGACATGATGCTGAAGCATGTTGAGGCTTGGGAACAGGCGAGCAAGCAGGCACTGGAAGCGGTGCCACACCACGAAGAGGTAATAGCATTGGCAGAACCTATCAAGCGGAAACTGAATCCGGCTCTTGAGGCCGAGAAGAAGCGTGACGAGAAGATTCAGAAGCTTGAAAACCGCATGAACGGTATAGACGGGAAGCTGGACAGGATTCTGAACATGATGAATGCCAACAACAGATGACGGTTATGAAAATTATCAAGATTACGGAAAGCAAGAAGGAGAAGATGTCGGATTATGCCGAGAAGATGCTCCGATATGGTGGTAAGCTGATGCAATGCCTTGACGAACTGGACGAGGGAAGCATGGGCGAACGTGATGACGATGACGAAGACTGGGACGATGAGGACATGATGGGTTATCGTTACGGTGGCGGCATGGGTGAAAGACGCAGATACAGACGTGAGGGCGGCATGGGTGAGAGACGCAGCCGAACCACGGGCAGATTTATCCGCTAGTGTTTAACAATGGGGGTGGCTTCGGCCATCCCTTTTAAAGATTATGACGATGGGAAAAGTACCTTTATTGATATATGACGAAATGCCACGACCGATGAAGAGGTATCTGAGCCACTTCGGGTGGAGATTCAACAAGGCTGCATGTATGTATGCCATCAGCCGCATGTGGAGGAAGGATAACCAGGGAAAGAAGACACGTATCAAGGTGGTAGGCAAAGAACAGGTTGACGAAATGCTGAAGAAGCATGGTGTAGAACTTGAAAACAAGAATCTGTATGATTATGTGTATGTTTATCATATGGTGATGGCCGACAAGATGGGTATCAGTGTGGAAGATGAGAAGCACGCCATGCTTGAGGTGAAAGCAACGGTGGACGATGTGGACAAGCCGGGTGGTAATGTGTTCCTCCATTGGTATTGGGATGAGGTGTATGCCGGACGTGGTGTAGAGTTTGAGGACTTTATGGACGGTAGCGATGATTAGGCAGAGTTTTCACCTTGACAGGTTCGATTGGGAGATTACCATCTTCTATGCGGTGCATGGGTATTATCCGGATGTGATACTGGATGAGTTGAGGCGCATCGGGATAAAGGGTAAGGACTTGAAGGATGCCGAAAGTAATCTTTTTTCGGGTGAGATAGATTCCGGGCTTGCTTACGTGAACAATGGGGAGGCTGTGGGTGTTATAGGTTTAGCATCGGCTGCTGACCAATATGCAGACAGTATTCAGCATGAGGTTATGCACTTGGCTTTATTCATGGGCAGGGCGATGGGCATTGACCCGTATGATGAGGAGTTGTGCTACATGGGTGGAGAGATAGCCCGGAAGATGTGGCCGAAGTCGAAGCTGCTGACGAGCGAGTGCGGATGTTATACGAAACGAATAGGTAAGGTGTTATGAGACGGAAAAAGGTAAAGAGATTGGTTCAGGACAAAACTCCGATGAATGCGTTATGGAATGAGTTCAGTCCCCGGCAGCGGGCGGCGTTCAAGCGGTTTGCCGGGGCGTTCGGGTATTCGGAGGAGCGTATCAGTAATATATTGAAGGATGAGAGGGCTGGTAGATGTGATAATTGACCGGATGGATTTTTCGGTTTATGCTGACTTCTGCCGGATGCTTCATGTGGTTTGGTGGAATATGTGAGATTTTGGGTGTGTTTTCGCTTCAATTTGTGAGTTTTTTAGGGGAGGGCTGTCGGGATGACAGCCCTTTTTTATTTTTTTTCGTGTTTTATCAAAAATAATTGTATGCAGATTTGCATACATGAAATAAAAGTCTTATCTTTGCAATGTGATTAAGAAAAGAACTAATTAGAAGCGGGGGCAACGCTATAAATTCTGCAAGAATATTATGAAGACTTATAGAATCGTTAGAACAAGGTTTAATAACGAAGTAGTTTACGAAGGTGAAAGCTGGTTTGATGCGATGGAAGCTATTACCAAGGCTGATGAATGTGATGAAATAGATTTCTTTGAAAATGGGAAGTTGATTTGGAATGGAGAAGAACATACATGGGGTGATTTGTATGAGTATGACATTCGTCATCATAATGGAGAATGGATAGATAACGATAATTTGTCAACAGCAGCATCAATAGGATGAATCAAAGGGAAGAGATAGGGAAGAAGATAGCTCAAATCAGAACGGATAGGGGTTATTCTATCCGTCAGCTTGCAGATATGAGTGGTGTGAATTTTGCCAACATCTACAAGATTGAGAATGGGAGATATAATGTGAGCATAGATATTCTCGGAAAGATATGTGATGCGCTGGGGTGTAAGATAGACATTGTGGGGGAATGATTATGAGTGAAAGAATGGGTTTTACAAGTAGTTACATCTATGATATAGAGGACTACAAGAGGCTGAGAAAGAGATTTGAGGACTATGGGAATAGCAAGTGGATGTGTCTCGCGCCTGAAGCGAAGTGGGGTGAGAATGAAGTGATGCCGCTAATACAAGGAAAACTTGGTGATATGAGTGGGAACATTCTCGATTGGAGCTTATGGGAAATATTGGAAGGTGTGGAGACAAATTCTATGGTAAGGTTCATCGTAACAGGTGATACATTCGGAGGTGTTTATGCGTTGACGAAGAATCCGGATGGAACAATAGAAGAAAACTTTATTCCTGAAGAAGAATTTCACACGGAGAATTGGATAATAAGCGCAAAAGATAAAGAGGAGCAATGAAGCTCCTCTTTTTTGTTTTCTTTTTTTGTTCTTTTGTTTTATGATACTACCTTCTTAATCTTTGCAAATCCGTCCATGACTTGTTTGGGTCGGATTTTGGCATATATCTGTGTGGTCTGTATGTTGGTGTGGCCAAGCATCTTTGAAACGACTTCGATAGGGATTTCACTGCCCAGGGCAATGGTGGTGGCGAAGGTGTGTCGGCCGACATGGGAGGTAAGATGTTTGCCGATCTGTGATTCTTTCTCAATGTATGACAGCTGAAGGTTGTATGCCGATAGGTGGACTTGAGGCAGACGGTAATCGTATCGCTCCAGTATCTCGATGACGGGAGGGAGGAGCATCATGTAGTATTGCGTGCCGGTCTTGACACGGGTGGTGCGTGGGATAATGATGTTTCCATCGTGGCATTCGGTGCGAGTGAAGTCGGTGGCCATGAGGTCGGAGTATGACAAGCCGGTATAACATTGGACGATGAAAAGGTCAAGTGCTTTTCTTCGGGAGTTGTCACGGCTCTTGGGTGGCTGCCATGTGCGTAGGGTGTTGAGTTCGTCCATGGTAAGGTACATGCGTGGCATGGTTTGGCATCGGCCTAACTTGAACTGGTCGTATGGGTTGCTCTTGATGAGGCCGAAGGAGTGGGCGTCGCTGATGAATGCACGCATCCGGCTATGATAGGCCTTGACGGAATTATCTGTGAGGGGTCGGCCTGTATGCACTCCCTTGTGAGACTTCAACCAATCATCGAATCTGTGGATGTTGGGAAGGGTTATTTCATCGAAAGAGAGTATGCGCCCAAACATTTCAAGGATGTTGCAGAAGAGGTGGTTTTGACGCTTGGTGGCGGCTGAGCATCGTTTTTCTTCGGTGCGCTTGCGGCAATAGTCAAGGAATGGGGTCTTGGACTGGTGTACCTTTCCATCATCGAGCATGGAAAGGGTGAAGGGGATGTGCTTGCTGAGGCTTTCGGAATAGATGTCGTGGACGTACTTGTAGAGTGCGTTTATCTTGTCGTTAAGCACGTCGGCATCGGCACGACCAACGACACGGCCATTTTTGAATTGCCCTTTGAATACTTTTACTCCGGTTCCGATAAATTTTCGTTCCTTGTTGAATCGGACTTCCAATTGGATAAGGGCTGCTTTTCTTTGGGTGGCTTGGCCTTTTCTGTCAAACAACACCCGGACTTGCATTGCTTTCATGTTTTGGTATCTCCTATTTGGTATCTTTTTTGTTGTCAAAACTAGTCAAAACTAGTCAAAAATAGACATTTCAAACATCGTTAGACAACTTGTTTTTGATTTGTTGATATTGATATTCAGTTAGTTATGTGATTTTATTGGTTTTTTGGTTTTCTACTACATGAGTAGAGATTAGATTGCTACAGAATATTAATTATCAATTATTTATCTTTAATTTCAATTTTGTTAGGTATCTTGTTGGTATCTTCTTGCAATAGGATTTATATCTTAACAGCTACACATTTAAATCTTAAGACCAGAAGATTTATATCTTAATACTAGTTTGAATTAACGTATTTATTATACAATTCTAGTGATATAGAATCGTTTGTTTCGTCAATTCGTCTTTTGCAAAACTCCAAAATTTCATCTTCTGAAACAAACGTGTATTCAAAGATTACAGCCTTATTGGAGTTGTAATATTGTTCAATCTCAATTATAGTAGAATCTTTATCTCCTTTTATTAAAGATTGAATGGTTGATGTTGATAGTACACACACATTGATGTCAGGGTTTAAATAGGTATCACCAAATGCACCGAAATTCCCTGTAAGCTGATTAAAGGAAGAGAACTCTTTAGAACTGCTATTCCCATAATATAACTCTTTTCCATAAATGGGGTTTATCCCTTTTGTAAGGTCAAGGTGATGTTTCAAAAAATGGTCGTATGTTAAGTTTAAATCTTTAATATTTATTTTAGGGACATGATAACCTTCCCATTCCCCGTCTAATATATTATCAATATCTTCTTGATAAAGTCTTTTGATACTCCAACCATCGTGCAACAATTTATCAATCTTTTTAATTTTTGATATGCCTGGGTCTTTTCCTATTAATACAAAGTTCGTCTTCTTTGATATGGTTGTGTCATTATCGGCTCCCATGCTTTTCAATATTGTACCTAATTCTTTTCGGCTCTGATTAAATACGCCTGTAATAACTACCTTTCTATCATAAAAAGGATTATTAGGGTCTGCATTTGATAAGTCTTTTTTTAGCAAGTCACCATTTAGAGGCTTGTGTTCTTCAAAAAAAGAATCACCAAAAAGGTTTGATTGTATTGGTTCATCAATAATCTCATGTTTAGGTGTATTGTTGATGTGACAAAGATATAGTTGGGCGCATGCTTCAGAATCACTTTTTGCTTCGTGATGATTAAGTTTGATTCCGTATTCTTTGCACAAAAGATTTAAAGGCTTGCGGTCAAATATATCACAAGTGCAAGCATATCCTAAAATCTCAGGCTTTTCAAGATTGTAAAAATCCAAGGCTTTGCAAAGGACATCAATATCAAAAGAAGCATTATGGGCAACAATAAATTCACCTTCAAAGTATTGTTTGATGTCATTCCAAACTTCAGGGAATAAAGGTTCGTTCATTGTATGTTGTGGCATAATGTGGTGGACCATTATGCAACTTTTGGAATATTCATTGTTATGAGGTTGTATTAAACGTGAAAAACTTTCATCTACAATACCATTACGAACCACTGTTATACCTATTTGGCATGGGAAACGCTCTTTTTGAGTAGCGGTTTCAAAGTCTATCGCAACAAAGTTTGTTGTTGCATATTCATTGTATTTCTTTTTCTTTAGTTCAATCTTGCTGACATTGTAACGTGTTCCTCTAGCTT